CTACGTGGCTACGAAAATGGTGAGCGTGTTGCTCACCGCATACCTTATCGGCCTTACCTGTTCGTACAAGATCGTTCAGGTAAGGCTACTCATCGATCTCTCAAAGGTGTACCAGTCTCAAAGCTAGAGTTTGAGTCGCCTAAAGAACTCTCCAACTATGTCAAGCGTTACAAGGATGTATCAAACCATCAGTGCTTTGGTATACACGTAACTCGTTTTGGTAATGACTGGAACGGTGAACTCTCTATGAGAGTTGATTGTAATCTTGGCATCTATGCATACCTCAATGATAACTTTGATAACATTGAGTACGATGCTACTAAGATCAAAGTAATGAACATAGACATTGAGGTTGCTGCTGATCAAGGATTCCCTTCTATTGATGACGCTCTGAAAGAGATCACTGCTATTACGATCCTTGTAGATGATCTGTATATTGTTCTTGGTTGCGGTGACTATACTCCTCACAGAGAAGATGTCAAGTATCTCAAGTGTAAGGATGAAGTTGATCTGCTTCATAAGTTCATTAGTATTTGGAAGAGTAAGAAGTATGGACCTGATGTTGTAACTGGATGGAACGTAGAGTTCTTTGATATTCCATACATTGTCAACCGTATCAATCGTGTCCTTGGTGATCAGTATAGTAAGCAGCTCTCTCCTTTTGGTACTCTTACTACCAAGCGTATTGAAGTTATGAATAGAGAGATGGTTACCTATCTTCCTGGTGGTATTAGTGTACTTGACTATATGCAGCTGTATCGTAAGTTCTCATACAAAATGCAAGAGTCATACAAACTTGATCATATTGGTCATGTGGAACTTGGAGAGCGTAAGCTCGATTATTCTGAGCACGAATCTCTACTTGAGCTCTACAAACAAGACTTCCAAAAGTTTGTTGAGTATAACATTCGAGATGTTGAGATCGTTGATAAGCTCGAAAAGAAGTTTAAGTTTATTGAACTCGTCTATGCGATGGCATATGATGGTTTGGTTAACTATAACGATACCTTCACTTCTGTGCGGATGTGGGACATTATGATTCACAACTATCTTGCACGTCAGAAGATTGTGACACCTATTCTACATTATGACAATACAAAAGAGAAAGAGAGACAGATCGAGGGAGCATTTGTTAAGGATCCTTTGACTGGTATGCATAACTGGGTTGTGTCCTTTGACCTGAACTCTCTGTATCCTCACTTGATTATGCAATACAACATATCACCTGACACATATGTTGGTAAGATTGGTGGACATCATACTATCGATAACATTCTCGATGGTGCTTGGCATGATCCATCTATCAGAGCAGAACTCAAGAATAACAACACTACTATTGCTGCATCTGGTTGTCTATTTACAAAAGATCAACAAGGTTTTCTGTCTAAGATGATGGAAAAGATCTATGACGATCGTAAGGTGTGGAAGAACAAGATGCTCGATGCTAAACAAGAGAACGAGAACAATCCAGATCCTAAATGGGAAGCTATGATTGCTCAATGTAACTCTATGCAGATGGCTAAGAAGATTCAGATGAACAGTGCTTATGGTGCTCTTGGTAATCTATACTTCAGATGGTTTGATCAGAAGTATGCTGAGTCTATTACTCTATCTGGTCAGCTCTCTATCCGCTGGATGGAAAAGCATATGAACGAGTATCTCAATAAACTATTCAAGACGGAGAACGAAGACTATGTTATCGCCTGCGATACAGATTCGATGTATATTACTCTTGACAAACTTGTTAATAAAGTATATGAAAATCGAGACGGAGTATCAACAGAATCGATTGTCAACTTCCTTGACAAGGTTTGTTCTGAGAAGTTGGAACCTTTTATTGATACATGTTACGAGAAGCTCTCTGAATATGTTTCTGCTTATGACCAAAAAATGGTAATGAAGAGAGAAGCTATTGCTAACAAAGGAATATGGACTGCTAAGAAACACTACATCCTTAACGTATATGATAATGAAGGAGTACGCTATCAAGAACCTCAACTAAAGATCATGGGTATTGAAGCTGTTCGATCTTCTACACCTACTGCTTGTAGAGAGAACATCAAGAAAGCTCTGTCTGTAATTATGAATCAGAATAACGATGATCTGATAAAATTTATTGAAAATCTGAGAGCTGAGTTCAAGACTCTACCATACGAAGACATTGCCTTCCCGCGTGGTGTCAAAGATCTTACTAAATGGAAAAGTGATCTCACATTGTACAAAAAAGGAACACCCATTCATGTTAGAGGAAGTTTAACTTATAACAAACTGCTGGACGAACTAAAGATAAATGATAAATACCAGTATGTATACGAAGGTGACAAGATTAAATTCTGTTACCTTAAACTTCCCAACAGGATCAAGGACAATGTTATCTCTATCCCTGGTACGGTGCCTAGAGCTTTCAAACTCGATGAGGCGATCGACTACGACAAACAATTCGATAAAGGCTTCCTCGAACCAATCAGAACCATTACTGAAAAGATTGGTTGGAAAGTTGAAAAGATTGCGACACTAGAGGACTTCTGGACATGAATGATAATGTGATACAATTCCCAACAAAAAAATTACAAAATAAAAAAAGTGTTGAGTTAAGACTTAAAATAGAAAGAAGAATGCAGGTACTTGAGGATATGATGGATCAAAACTTTCATAGAGAAGATCCAAATTTTGTAAGAGAGCACATTGAACAGATAACAAAGTTTTGGTCTGTGCTTAGTGAAGAAGACCAAGAATATTGTCAAGTAGCAAGACATGCATGTGATGAGGGATGGGAATGGAAATGAACAAATTAGATGCTCGTCAGCAGCTTATGGTTATTACTGCTGAAGAGTGTGGTGAGTTAATACAAGTATTGAGTAAAATTCTCCGTCGGGGAGAAGTAGATGATGAATACAGAGAAAAGCTAGTTGAAGAAGTTGGTGATGTTTATGCAATGATAGATATAATGCATGAATATGATTTGGTTAGCTGGGAAGAATTAGAGGACCGTGCAGAACATAAAAAAGAAAAACTAAAAAAATGGAGCGATCTGTTTTAGGAGAAACATATGTCTGAAGATTTTGATTTTGGATTCAGTCTTGTTGATGAGAATGAACTAGAAGCTGTACAGCAAGCTACATCACAAGCTACAACTGCATCACAAACAGCAAATGAAATGCAGTCAAAGATTGATAAGTTGTATAATATGGTAATGCCTTTGCTTAACAATCTACAGCAGAATCCTGAAAAAGAATATATATACTGGCCCAATCGAGTAGATAAGATTGAGCTGTTTAGAGATAAATTACAAGCGGTATACAAATCTTGATACATTGGTTAGCATTAATAACTGCAATCGCTATTGCAGGAGTTGCAGCATGGTATTCAATCATTGGATTGATGGCTATCTTTGCAGCCTCTGCTGTTGCCATTGCTATCATGGGAGCAGTACTAGAGGTTGGTAAACTCGTCACTGCATCTTGGCTATATCAGAACTGGAAAGAAACACCAGTTCTTCTCAAAACATATTTAACAGCAGCAGTTGTCGTACTAATGTTTGTTACGTCAATGGGTATCTTTGGTTTTCTATCAAAAGCTCACATTGAACAAACTATAACATCTGGAGATAATTCGTTGCAAATTTCTCTCATTGAGGGTAAAATAGAACGTGAACAAAGGAGAATAACAGATGCAGAGACAGTTATTACGCAACTCGATAATGCGGTCCAGACGCTCATCGATTATGACAGGATCAGAGGAAATGATGGCGCGATCGCGGTCAGAGAAAGCCAACGAGATGAACGTAATAGACTGGAAGGAAGCATCCAACAAGCTGCAGAAAAAATTGGAAGCCTCCAAGAAGAAAAGTTAGTCTTAGAAAAAGAACAACTTGGTCTTGAAGCTGAAGTAGGTCCAATTAGATATATAGCAGCACTTGTTTACGATGAAACAAACAAAGATAATTTAGAAGAAGCCGTAAGATGGGTGATTATAATTATCATTGCTGTATTTGATCCTCTTGCTGTTTTATTGCTAATTGCAGCAAATCAAGGGTTGACTCAAACACGTAAAGAAGATATAATTAAAGATAAACCAACAAAGAGTTTCTTTCAAAGATTTGAAGAGGCTATAGGTCTATCGCATGAAGAGAGAGATGATGAAGATTCTTACAAAGGTATTAAGAAGAAAATTTTGCCATCTGATAAAGTTGAGATTGACAAGCAAAACATTGCTAAATTCTAGGAGTATATAATGAGTAATTTTTTCAGAGATCTTGTAGAGGAGATTAAAGATGAGGATACAAATATCGCTGCTGACGGAACTGGCTCGAGTGAGTTCACAGGCACAGTCGATACTGGATCGTACATACTTAATGCTGTCCTTTCAGGTAGTCTCTATGGTGGCGTTCCTAATAACAAGATTACAGCATTTGCTGGTGAAAGCGCCACTGGTAAGACTTTCTTCGTACTTGGAGTCCTCAAGCGCTTCCTTGATGATAACCCAACTGGGGGTGTCGTCTACTACGATACTGAAGCAGCTGTAACCAAGGTAATGATGGAGGAGAGAGGTATTGATACTACTAGAGTCATTATCGCGGAACCTGACACGATTCAAAAGTTTCGTACTCACGCGCTTAAGATCGTGGAATCTTACGAAAAACAAAAGAATGCCCCGCCTATGATGATGGTTCTTGATTCACTTGGTATGTTGTCTACATCTAAAGAGATGGCTGATACAACTGCTGGTAGTGATACAAGAGACATGACAAAGGCTCAGGTCATTAAAGCTACGTTCCGTGTACTAACACTAAAACTTGCCAAGATCAAAGTACCTATGCTGGTTACTAACCACGTCTACGATGTAGTTGGATCATATGTTCCAATGAAAGAGATTGGTGGTGGTACAGGCCTCAAGTATGCAGCATCTACTATTGCAATGCTTACTAAGAAGAAAGATAAAGAAGGTACTGAGGTTGTTGGTAATCTAATTAAAGTCAAGACATACAAGTCTCGCTTCTCTAAAGAGAATAAAGATGTTACTGTCAGACTGTCATTCGATAAAGGACTAGACAGATACTTTGGTCTAGTTGACTTAGCTGAGAAATATGGTATATTTAAGAAAGTCTCAACGAGACTTGAATTACCAGATGGTACAAAGGTGTTTGCTAAATCTATTATGCAAGACCCAGAAAAGTACTTCACAGAAGATATTATGGCTCAGCTAGAGGTTGCAGCTAAAAAAGAATACAGTTATGGACAGGAAGATTATGATAGAGAAGACGATACTGGAATGCTTGACGACGAATGAACCCTACGCTCGTAAGGTTCTACCCTTCCTGAAAAAGGAATACTTTCACGATAACACTGAACGTACTTTGTTTGGTGTTATTGATGAATATATCAAAAAGTATAATGGTGTTCCAGTCAAGACAGCATTAGAAGTTGAGGTTGATAAGATAGAGAACCTATCTGATGATCAATATTCTCAGCTTGGTGACTATATAAAGCAGATGGGTCAACCAGATGTTGATTTGACCTGGGCTATTGATAACACAGAAAAGTGGTGTCAAGATAAAGCTGTATATAATGCTGTTATGGAATCCATTCAGATTATAGATGATAAGACTGGCAAGACAACAAGAGGTAATATTCCAGAAATATTATCCAACGCACTTGCAGTCTCGTTTGATAATCATATTGGCCATGATTTTTTGGAAGACAGTGATCTTCGTTATGACTTCTATCATACAATAGAAGAGAAGATTCCTTTTGATCTTGATTACTTTAACAAGATTACAAAAGGAGGACTGAGTCGCAAATCACTTAACATAGCGCTTGCTGGTACAGGTGTTGGTAAGTCTTTGTTCATGTGTCACTGTGCAGCAGCCAATCTAATGGAGGGAAGAAATGTCCTTTACATCACAATGGAAATGGCTGAAGAAAAAATTGCAGAACGTATTGACGCAAATCTACTCGATTGTACAGTCGATGAGCTCAGCATTCTGCCAAAAGATGCATACGATAAGAAAGTGGGTCGTGTCAAAGATAAAACGCACGGCAGACTAATTATCAAAGAATATCCTACAGCGAGTGCTGGTAGTACTCACTTTCGTCATCTATTGAATGAATTGAAGATCAAAAGAAACTTTGAACCTGACATCATTTATATTGACTATTTGAATATTTGTATGTCATCTAGATTGAGAGGTGGCAATAATGTTAACTCGTACACATATGTTAAAGCGATTGCAGAGGAGCTACGAGGTCTCGCTGTGGAATTTAACCTGCCAATCGTCAGCGCGACACAAACAACTAGATCGGGTTACGGAGCTAGTGATGTGGGGCTTGAAGACACGTCGGAGAGCTTTGGTCTTCCAGCCACTGCTGACCTTATGTTTGCGCTTATTAGCACAGACGAACTCCAAGACCTCGGACAACTAAAAGTTAAACAACTTAAAAATAGATATGCAGATCCAACCATCAATAGAGGATTCCTGGTTGGTATTGATAGACCAAAGATGAGATTATATGACCTTGATCCTGCCGAACAGCAAGGTCTTATAGACGGTCCAAAGATTGGTGAAGACTCACCAGTGTTTGATAAGACCACAATCGGAGAAAAGTTCGACAAAGAGAAACTAAAAATGTTGGAGTTTTAAATGGCTAATACTATCAATTATCAAACATACTTTAATGATAACCAATGGACTGTATATGAGATTCAATCCGATCAAGAGATTGCTCACTTTGAAATGAATGAGGATGCTATTGAGTATGCAACATTCCTCAACATGGGTGGTGCATTTGATGGATATACTCCTCAGTTTATTTTTAACGAATCTGAGCCTGCATATAATATTGAAAGTTTTGAAATAAAATTTGAAGATATTGAAGATTAAGTGTTGACCTTTTTCACTTTTTATTAGAAAATAAATAATAGAGTGAGAGAGGTACTTATGAACTACGTTGAAATTTTTGGAAGTACAAAAGGTAAGAGAGATTTAGCTGCTGATGTTATTCAGTATTGTATCAAAGAATTGATGCCAAGAATTAGATCTCTTGATATTTCTGTCAATCTCACAAAGCTAAAAGGTGCTGACGGTTTCTGTATGGAAGGCGAAGATAATAGAACCTTTGAAATTGAGATTGACAAAACTCTCTCGTATGACGATTTCGTAACATGCATTTGTCACGAAATGGTTCATGTTAAACAACATGTACGTAATGAGTTAGTTGATAAAGGTGTGTTCAAAAAATGGAAAGGCGAAGAGCACATTTTTGCATATAGCACAACTGACGAGTACATGGAATTACCATGGGAGAAAGAGGCTTATGAACTTCAAGAAACTCTTCTTAGCAGCTATACTGCTTATAGGAA